TCGTAGGTTTCCCGTGGAACAAGCACACTTGCCCATTTTTTTGTATCCATGTGACAAAACCCTTATTTTATCTGAGAATATATAAGATTTTATAGAAAGTTCAAGAAAAAAACCCTCGTTTCCGTAAGGATGGAAAACGAGGGCCAAGTGTGAGGTCAATATGTCAACGCGAGAACAAAAAGAACCGCTTTTGACTATTATCGAGCAGTACTTAAACCAGCGTGATTTGCGGATCGAGGTTTAAGTCTCTTTAGTCTCTCCCCAATTTGCTCCAATGTCAATATCGCATTTGTTTGGAATGCATAATGGCATAGAATTCTCCATAATTTCTCGTATTTCTTTAGCTTTTTCCAAGTTTGGCACGCTAAATGCCAGTTCGTCGTGTACTTGGATAAGCGGTAGGTGCCCTGCTTCGTATACTTTGACCCAAGCCGTCTTAGTCATATCTGCGGCAGACGCCTGTATCAAACGATTGAGCGCTTTGTAGGTCATTGCACGCTTTAAACGGGTAGTTGCACCGTGGGCCGCGACTGCTTCGTCGTAAGGCATGGCTTTATGCATATCGAACGTGTCTGGCTCCCAGAGATTAAATCTACACTTTCGCCCCTGCAAGGACCGTATGGATCCGCTGGACCGTCGATCTTCCAATCGACGCTGTACTCCGCCATTGAGCTGCTTTAGAAAAGGCAACTTTGAGTTAAATTGTTTTAAAATGCTTTTGGCTTCATCAACGGACACGTCCAATTCGCCTGCAAGCTTGTTTACGCCCATACCATAAATGATGCCGAGCCCCACGGACTTGGCTGCTTTACGCTTGAGCCCTGTCATTTCTGCAACCATTGTATGGAAATCTGTGTCTGGATCATTTGTATATGCATCCACCATGTCTACGACGCCACTTAACTCTGTTTTGGTGCTTTTGCCGTATGCATCCGCGTAATGAACCGCGATCCGTGGTTCCTGTTGCGAGAAATCTATGGACGCCCATTGCTCGCCCTCTTCGGGTAGAAACAGGCTTCGGATCATTGGCCCCAGTTCTGGATCCCGCGCAGGAATTTGCTGAAGGTTGGGGTTAGACATGGAAACGCGGCCAGAGACCGTACCGCCATCGTCTGATCTAATTTGATTGATATGCCCGTGTATGCGCCCGTCTTTACCAACGAAGCGCAAAATGCCGTCGATAAAGGTGCCATTGATTTTATTATACGATCTTGCTTGTACTATTGCTTGCGGCAGCTCGTGCGGATGGTCGCTTAGGAATTGCTTGGTAAATGACGGGGCGCCCTTTTCTGTTCTGGGATATTCGAGCCCGACTTTATCGAAGGCTTTGGCAATGGATTGCGCGGCCCAGATTTCTACGTCGGTCCCAACACTCTTTTTAATTTTGACCATTAATTCTTTTTCACGTTTCATCACGTGTTGTTTGCTGCGCTCGGCTTTATCCAGATCGACCCGCACGCCCCGCATGGTCATATCGACGAGACACGGTAACAACTTGGTTTCGAGCTCCCAGATATTCCAAAGATCTTCTCTGTTGAGCATTATTTGGAAATGCTCCCATAGTTTCAGGGTCAGTGTTGCATCCTGTTCTGCATACTGCCCGACGAACTGGGCGGGCAGCTTCCACATTTCGCTTTTAGGATCAACGTTAAATTCTTTTGCCGCTTCGACCAGATCTTTTTCGTTTTTCGTTTGACCTAGATAATCGTAGCCCAGCGCGTTAAGGCTGTAGCTAAATCTATTTTCGTCTAACAGATTGGCGGTCATCATAGTATCTATGATACGTCCGTTGACTTCGAAGCCCATTGCTTGGCACCAGCCCAGATCGTATTGGGCGTTATGCATGACCTTGTCGCATTCTGTTTTAAGGTGCGCTTGTAGCCATTTCTTCACAATGCTTTCGTCGATATTGCCGCCGCCAAGATGCCGTGTTGGAAAGTATCCCGACCACCCTTCGGTGGCTATGGCATAGCCAATTACCTCGCCGTCTTTAGTGGGCCAGCCCGGTCCTTTTTGCTTAATATACGGGTCTCTTGTTTCTACGTCTATACATAGAACTTTAGCTTCACGTAGGTCTGGCAGCTCCGAGGGCGGAACCCATTCAGTTTTTGGCGTGAATAGTGGAAATTGCATTTTTGTTGTTTTCATCCTGCTCTCTTTGATTTTTTGTAAATTCTGCACCCAATGCGGAATACCCACATTTATCCACCCATGAATCTAGATGGTCTATGGTTTCAAGTAAGCGACTGGTTTTGACCCAGTCCATCATTAAAGCCACATGTGCGGGGGTTATTTTACCATGACTTAGAAGGGCTGCACTTAATATGAGGTTCCAGCCGTCAGCAATGCGCTCATGGTTTTCAAATGCATCGCCATAATCTTTTGCGCGGTCTCCGTTTACTAGGTTGTCTGCCTTGTTTAAAATTTGTTTACGATTCATCTTCTTTCTCCCTTGGTAAGTAGACCATGACAAAAGTTCCACACTTTGGACAACTCAGGTTTGTTTCCATAATATGCTCTGGATCGTCTTCACAGTCGTGATCCCCACCCCAGATAAGTTCAGTTTTACAGTGCCAACAGTTCATATTATATAACTCCTTGTTACGTCTTCAGGTTCAACGATGTATAAATTTTGTCTTGTTCTTGTAACGCCGACGTAAAACACACGGTGAATATCGTCGCCGCGCTCTTTTAATGCGGCTGTTGTTAAATCGGTAAACAAAACAACGTTGTCAGCCTCTCCACCTTTTGCCCCGTGGATCGTGGATAGTTTTATGCGAGGCACGGCATTAAACTTTTCTTTCCTGCGCAAGAGCGACGTAATGTATATTTGATCAACCATTGGCAACTTATCCATTGCCTCATGCCAGATCATGGTATCGTTTGCTCCGAGGCCGTATTGTAGCTGCAAAGTCGGCAGATCAAAAACTTTGTCTTTATCGTGGACACTAAACCGTTTGAAGCCCCGCGCAATGCGCACCCCGTTTCCTGTCATATAATCGTATATTGCCTGCGCGGTATCACAATCTATCTGATGCCCTTTTCGTAGACGCTCCCACCCATTAACAGCGGTGCTTATCTTCTCGGATATGGATCGGTGGCCGTTACGCTCAAAAAGGTATCCGTCGTACTTAAGCTGCGTTGCTACGCTAGACAGCATGTAGTTTGCTTGCGCTAACACGAGCCAATCTCCCTCGGACATGTCAACTTCGGAAACACTGTAGATGCGTTGTACTTTTCCTGTTTCTTTTCTGGGCAAATACTTCTTCGGAAATCTATTTTGTATTCTAGTAGATATGCTCTCGGCAACTTTGTGTACTTCTGCGGGTATACGATACGACTGCTCAAGCACTTCAGAACCGCTTGGCAAACCTATAAAATGATCGACGTCTGCGCCTGCCCATTTATAAATGGCCTGATCGTCATCCCCCGCAGCATACATGCTCTTTGCCCTTTTATCCAAAGCATGCGCAATGTCCCACTGTAACGGGGATAAATCCTGAGCTTCGTCCATGAAACATAAATCAAACTCTGGGCAGTAATTGATGGCATTGTCTACAAATTCAACCAGCATATCCGTGTAGTCAATCAAACCATGCGCGTTCTTGTAGTCGTGATACGCTCGGTTAACATAATCCACCGTCATCCAGTCTTCTTCTAAACTGCTGCAATTGTATTCGGTTCTTAGGCTTGTTTTCTTCAGCCGTGACAAATTGATTAACCCTATGATGGGATGGTCTGACGTTATGAGCCCCACGTCGTCGTCGTCCAACGCTGCCGATCTTATCGTAAGTACTATGCCAATCTTATTTGATAGCTCGTCAAAATGCTCTCTCTGCATGAGCTGGTTTTCTTTAATGCCTAACATCATATAGGCCAGAGAATGCAACGTCCTAAAATACGGAAGGTCTTTGTCAGGGTTCAGGTCAAAGCGCCGTGCGGCGCGTTCCTTGGCTTCATATGCAGCTTTTCTGGTAAAAGCTAGGAACGCAATATTGCTTGGCTCTGTACCGCCTTGAATGGCTGTATCTACCATGTTTAACAGGGTTGTTGTTTTGCCCGTTCCCGGAGGGCCGAATATACGAAACATTAAAACGGTGCCTCGTTATTTGCCCCGAAGTCAGGGGTATCCATAACAACGGCTACGTTATCAAAAGAGGGAATGACCCATACGCGCACGGCTTTGCCTTTGATCTTTACGACGGTGCTTTCTCCGTTTCGATCCCGTAGGCGCTGGGCAATCTTGTGGGACTTGTACTCAAAGAATTTGTTTTTACGCAGATGCGCTTCAAAGTCTTTTAACCTAAAATACGTGCGGCCTTCGTCGTCGTCTGTAAAAGGTCGGCGCAATAATATTTCTTCCCTGACTTCTGCCTGCTGCATTGTTGTACAGAACTCTTCCAGATAATCATAGAACTGACCGTCAATCGACGCATCCTCGGACACTTCTACTATGGCGCCCTCGGTTTCTGTCATATCCATGAGCAACTGATTAATCCTAGCTTCCCATTGTTCCTTGCGCGCGGTTCGCGGTAGATGGTTCAACTGCTCTACACAAGACCGCTGAAATTGGCTCTGGTTCATCAACGCTTCTGTGTCGAGCTCCAGAGGCTCCCCGTTAACGTCCATAAACCATACTGGTGGGATAGAGTTGTATTTGCGAAGGTTCGCGATTGTAGCCCCTGATACAGCCGCTCCTATGCCATGTTTCCTAGTTCTACATAGCTCCGCATTACAATAACTGTTGATGGGAGCGTCTTTGCATTTAAACGCATAATCTTTTTTCTGAAGCTGCTTAGCAACGATGTTGACTTCGCTCAACGGCAAGGGCGGATCCAGATACTGCATATTATAAGTCAAGATTTCTGCCTCCCAGCTATCGGGATATGCTTTGCGCAGATAAACGCCCAGATTAAACAAGCCGTTGTTACGCCCACCTTCGGAAATACGCTGCTTAGCTAGTAGCTGTAGGCATGGCGGTCCGTCGGGTAACAGCTCATCCGCCTTTTCTTCTACTGTTAGCGCAAGCAGCTGCTCGCGTGTTTGCACATGCTCTTTGTGTAATTTAAAGAAGTCTTCCAGATCCGCCGCAGCGCCATCGTCATTAAACGCGTACCGCAATCCCATTTCCTGATCATAGTAGGGTAAGTTAAGGAAGTTCCCTACATCCCCCCGATCCAGAAACAATTTTACTTGCTTTGGAAACACCTCTGATCCGCCATAGCCAAGAGCCGCAGACATGTGATTTAGAACATCCTGCATTTCTCTGGCGGGCACCCAGTCGTCTACAAAGATAAACAGGTGGGCGCCGCCTGATTTAGATCGGCATACAATTAAAGGCAGCTTTATTTTTCGAACCCGCTCAATAATCTTTTTGTGGTCAAGCGGGTATTGATCGACGTCGATACAACCCCACTTAACTTTGTTTTCTTCATTAATCGGAATAATACCAACGCTTTGGCCTTTGCCAGATAAGTGGCCTTCCCAAAGCTCCGTGGTCCGTTCTTCACGAACGACAGTGGCTTTCCCTGTGTTTTTGCCGTTTGCCTGCTGTTTATTTATTTTATACGTGCCAAAGGCTTGCTTTAGGCCGTCAAATATTTCGGCAAACTTTTTTGCGTCAGACATTTTAACCTCAAGAGACAATTAGGGTCGCAACTAAGTGCGACCCATTAAAATTAGAACGGTATGTCGTTGCTACCGCTGTTTTCGTCATCCTGAGAATGTTTAACGTTTACATCACCCGCTTTTATAGATTGAGCAAATTGCTTTGCCTGCCCATAAACAGCGACCTCGTCTACTTGCTTATCTAAAGAAATGTCCCAGCCGTGCCATGCACCTTTGCTGTTTTCCTCCTTCACAGACTTAAGACTATACACGTGACTAAACCGAGGCATTTGAAACGGCTTGCCGTCTTTACCTGTAGCCATGCGTCCCTGCACCATAGAATTCCACTTACGTGATTTCTTAAGTTGAGTGGACTTCATTGCAATCAAGGCAGGCTGCGCAGTCCCTTCTTTGTCCATAACCAATACAAAATGCTGATGAGTATCTTCAATATACGTCCCGTCTCCGCCTTTGACATAATCACGATTATCTTCTTTTGATCGTTCTGTATCGGGACGCTTTTCATCTGGAGTAAAGATATTAACAGGAGCGCCAGTTCCAGAGCCGCGTGGCGCCCATTCAATAAATCGACGTTGATACGCGCACGGAATAACCTTGACGCCATCTTTTCCTGCAAACAATTCTCCAGTCACCGTATTATAAATGTCCCCTTTGCGAGCATCTTCTAACTCATCAAGCAGAGGATCGAGCCCAGACAATATTTTGAGAAACGGTAATGCAAGATCGTCTTGAGTAATATTTTCATTACCAACACCCGCATCCTCTTCGAAGATGGACATGTCAAATGCCGCAACATCTGTCTTTCTTTTCGTTGCTACTTCCTTACCAGCCATTATATTTTTCCTTTCTTAATAACTGCGCGCTCTCCTACAAAAGCACCAAATAAATCCATAGGGAATGAGTCCCCATTTTCTACACGTTCACGCACCCACCCTCGTAGAGTGGAGCTGTGCACGCCTTCTTTCTGTTCAGGCACTAAACCCTTTCTGCTGATATCTGATAAAAGCTCTGCGGCTTTTTTATCTTCGCCTCTGCCGAAACTGCAAGATACGACATTCTTAATAATGTCGGAATGATTGTTGTCTCGCAGCCATTCAAATGCTTCTTCTTTCTTTGTCGCGGGAATAGCGGCGCCGTATAAAGGTTTTACTTCTACCTTACCCCCATCCGCTAATGTAAAAGAGGAAACTCCGAGCTCTGTAAGCATTGACGGCATATCTTCATCCGTTAACTTCAGTAACTCTTTCTTCTTTTCCTTAAGATATGTGTCGATCTTTTCGATCTCTTCTTCGGTTTCCCGAATTCTTTTTGCTATTTCAGCAACTGATTTCAGCCCTTCACCTGATACGGTTTCAATGCTGTCGGAAGACGCATCGTCTTCCATTAAACTTATAATGCTACTCATGTAAGCTCCGTGTTCCGTGTTTCATGTTTCGTTATCAAAGAGGTTTGTAGCCTCTTGCCATCTTATATATTTCTATATAACGTAAGGTGTCAAGGAGAAAAGAAAGATGTATGAATTTAAGACTGAACCATACGAACACCAAAGGCAAGCATGGAAAGAGTCTTGGCGTAAAGAATACTATGCTTTGTTTATGGAAATGGGCACAGGAAAGTCCAAAGTTGCTATAGATACTATGGCTGCTTTGTTTGAGGCAGGGGAGATAGACACTGCTTTAATATTGGCCCCCAAAGGAGTTTATGACAACTGGATTCAAGGCGAAATACCCACTCACCTGCCAGACCGAATCAAACATAAAATACTCCGTTGGCAACCAATGGTGTCTAAAAAGTTTTTACAAAAGCTCAAAGATTTTGCTATACCCAAGTTCCGCGAGCCAGAAACTTTGCACATATTTGTTATGAACGTGGAAGCCTTTTCATCTGGCAAGGGCTCCGAAACGGCGTTAGATTTTCTTAAGCTTAATCCAAAAAGCATAATGATTGTGGACGAAAGCACCACTGTAAAAAATAGACAAGCGCAGCGAACCAAAAACATTATCAAATGCGGCAGGCTTTGTAGATACCGTAGAATTCTGACAGGCTCGCCCATTACAAAAAGCCCTATGGATTTGTTTAGTCAATGTGATTTTTTGGAAGAAAAATGTCTGGGGTTCAATTCGTTCTTTGCCTTTCAAAGCCGCTACGCGGTCATACAGAAGCGAATGATGGGGGCTAGATCATTTAACGAAGTAGTCGGTTATCGGCGCTTAGACGAGCTCACAGAGAAGCTGGAACCCATTAGCATGCGTGTTTTAAAAGAGGATTGTCTGGATTTGCCGAAAAAGATTTATCAGGCGCGTATTGTTCATCTTACTTTAGACCAGCGCAAAGCATATGACCAAATGAAAAAACATGCGCTTGTTCTTCTCGAAAACGGGGAGCTCACAACGACGCAAAGTGTGCTTACTCAGATTATGCGTTTACAACAAATAACCTGTGGGCACCTTAAAACAGACGAAGGCGAAATGCTTAACCTTAAAAGTAACAGATTAAATGATCTGTTAGATGTTGTTGAGGAAGTTAACGGCAAAGCTATTATCTGGGCAACGTGGTCACACGATATTGTCGAAATTACAAAAGCTCTTAAGAAAAAATATGGGGAGGACGCTGCCGCGTGCTACTACGGAGAAACCCCTCAAAGCGAACGGCAACAGATTGTAAACACGTTTCAGGACGAAAACAATCCGCTACGTTTCTTCGTTGGGCAACCAAAGACAGGTGGTTATGGCATTACGCTTACCGCTGCCACAACAATGATTTACTTTAGCAACAGTTACGATTTAGAGATACGGCTTCAATCAGAAGACCGAGCTCACAGAATAGGGCAGGAAAAGCCTGTAACCTACATTGATTTACTTGCAGAGAAAACAATCGACGAAAAGATAATACAGGCGTTGCGTAACAAAATTAATCTGGCAGGCCGTGTATTAGGTGAAGATGCAAAACAATGGTTGCTTTAGTTACCAAACAAAGAGCCAATGCCCGCCTTAGTTCCTTGCTGGCGTTCTTCAATCAACTTCGCAATAGGGTCATCTGGAAATACCGTTGAATATTGCGTTCTCTGGTTATTATTACCTGTACCACTGGGGTTAGCCACGGGAGGAGTTGGCTGGAGTGGTACAGGCTTTATCGGCGCCGTCTGGGGAGAATCGTTTGACACCGAAGACAAATAATTTTCAAGTTCTTGTTGAGACGGCATTTCTGCGGCTTCAGCCATAGAGCCCAAATTGACATTTGGAAATGTAAATTCTTCCATATTTTCTTCTATTTCTTCACGAGAGGGCACAAATCCTGCGTTAAATAGGTACGCGCGCAACCGACGATCTAAACGCATTTTTTGATTATTTGTTTTTCCCTCAACGCCTCTAGCTAATATTAGAGACATTAATTTGGGATCTTCTGCGGCTTGTACCAAAAGATCGCCCATATATTTCTTTGGCATGTAAATAAAACGGTTTCTTGCTTCTTGCGCAAAGAAACCCGGCACTTGTATGGATCCTGTCATGCCCAAGTTCTGCGCAACTTGAGAACCAGTACGCGCACCAATGACACGAACAACAAGGTCTCGTAGGCTATCTGGCACATCTTCAGGCGCAAGTTCTTCGGCTTTTCCACTTTGCAAACGTCTTTCAATAAAAGACATTTCATTTAACAAAGTATTAAAACGTGTGGCTTCACTATCTGAAAACATGCCTTGCTTGCGCATAAGGGTAAGCAACGAGTCTTTGCCGCGAGCCAAGGGTTTTGTAAAGTAATCCTTGTAAGCTACCAAACTGCCCTCTCCCTCACCTTTATGCAAGCCTGAATAAGCGTGGGCATGATCGAAGATTGCGGAGCGTAGTCCTTTAAAAACATTGTCTCCAGCGCGTCTTGATGCCAACAT